AATATAAATCTAACAGCGGTAATTGGACGCAGAAGGTAACTTTTCAAATTGATGGCGGTAACTACCGAGATCATAATGAATGGTATAACTTATGGTCTGCTAATGAAGATTCAAAAAGAATAGCAAGTGAGATATTTAGTCGGCTTGCTCTTGTTTGTGGATTTAAAAAGCTACCAGATTTTGCAAAAGACTTTATTGGTAAAACACTTAAAGTTGGTATTAGACAGTATGAAGATAACTGGACTAATAATGACGGCCAAGCTGTTACTTCGCTAAAGACTAAAATCTTAAAGATGGAACCTTCAGAGATGAAACCAGCTGCACCTGGAGAGAAACCTCCGTTCTAGGTGATAAGGAAAGAAGGGGGCTATATGCCCCTTTTTTTTGTGTTTTGAAAAAAAACGACCTTCTGAGAGGCCGCTGGTGAGCTTTTCTTACCCTACCCTAGGGTTTACCCTTAACGAAGTTATCACGTTTTTGGGGTATTTGGATCTATAGCTTTTAAGTAAAGTTCTTGCCAAAATTTAACTTTATGTAAGAGATCGTTGTTTTGTTCAACAACATTTTCTAGATCTATTTTGTTATTATCTCCTGGTATGCAAATAGAAAAAAATATTTTATTTCTATCGACTTCTGTTTCAAACTTATCTCTTAATAAATCTGGAATATTTGCAGCGTTTGGATCTACAGCATCAACATAGAACAAAGCCTGGACCAAGACCTCTCTTTCTTTTTTTAGTTCAGTCATCTTCTTTCTCTCCAGAACCACCAGGCAACTGTTCTACATCAAACCAACCACAAGGATAATTAATCATTACATTTTCCTTAAATCATTTAGACGCATTTTTACTACATCTCTATCAAAACCAAATCCTTCGCCTATAACCCATACCTCATACATACCTATTTTTTTTGAGTTAATTAGTTTTAATAATTCAGAGTACATGTGCCATTTATAATAAGGAGCTGAACCCCAATCTGAAAAAAGTTTGTGGACTTTTTCTTTAACTGATATTGCTGCACTTTTTTTCATTACATATTCTCCAATCTTTCTATCGCCCAATTCAAATAAACAACTGCTTTTTTTAGATCCGAGATGTTAGATCCTTTTAGATCTTCTCTCCAAATATATTTAACGGCATTACCTTTGCAGAAACCTTTAAACTCTTCTGCCGTAAGCATAGATCTCATGGCCTGTATATACTCTATCTCGCCCCTAGTGTAATGGGGTGGTTGGTTTACTGGATCATGTTTACCTTTGCTCACTTCCTATCTCCAAGATCTACAGTCACAATATTAGGTGAGTTATAAATCGTAGCTTCTTGACCGTTTAATACAGCGTTGTATTCGCCTAGTAAATGCTCAAGCTTGAGCCAACCAGCAGTCATGTCATCATGATTCATTTTGAAGATCTTACTTGCAAAAGGTTTTTTCTTTTCTTGCGCAACAAAGATAAAATCAGCTACATGAAAGCCAGCCTTTTCAAAGCCACGCTTATACCAAGCTGCTTGAAGATCATATTGATACTTCTTGATAGATGAAGTAAAACCTCGAATTGAGCAATCAGTCGTAGTTTTATAATCAACAAGAATAATAGAGTTAGACTCATGAGGCATACTGACAGGGTATCTAAGAACATCTGACTTAACCTTAAGTAATAGATCCTTTTCCCACCAAAAGATTGCTCTTTCAAATGGAGAGTTGAAAACACTTGGATATTCTCCCTCATCAGCTGATAGATGTTTAATGCCTTCTGGTATCAAAGCTTCTTTCATACTGTAAAGAGTGTCTTTATCTTTAGCAGTAATGACGGTTAATCCTCTGTCCTCATACTCCTTCTTTAACTCTTTGTTAGCGTTAGTGTATGGAGATCCACTCAAGCACACCACATCATTCACAAAAGCTTCTTCTCCCTCAACAATAAGTGAGTGAGCAGCAGTTCCAAACTTCATGGCTGGGGTAGTCTCATGTTCTTCTTCAAATGCATGAAGCTGACTCTGACCAAACCTTCTAATGTTTGATGATGAGATCCCTGGTACTGAATGATAGAAGTTATGTTCCATATCTGGGAAATAGACAGCATCCCCGAGGACCATATGTTCTTCGTTCTCTAAAATTTCTGGCATTATTTTCATGACGCCTCCTTCATGCTATCAACGGCATCTGTAAGTTTATTAACAATCTCTGTTAGATCTGAGATGTTAGCCTTCAGTTCAAACAAAGTGTAGTTAAGACGATCTTTAGTGATCTCTTTTTCGTTTGATGCATTTAAGATTGCATCTATCTGTTCTTTAGTTGTTTGCATATTACTCTCCTAAGTAAATGTGTTTCATTGCATTTTAAAGGAAAAAGTCTATAATGTCTACATATAGAAACTTTAGGAGGTTACAAATGGGTAGAACAAGCGATATGTATATGTTAATGCGTTTGTCTTATGACCAGGCTGAGAACGATCTGGCTGATAAGAAAACGAATAATCTTGTGGGGGCCTACAAGAAATATCACAAAGAAAACTTAAACTTCGAGTCATCCTGTCCAGAGGAAGAGGTCCGTATGTTTCATAACGAAGAGTTTGAGAACATTCAAATAGTTTAGTTCGCGTCATTCAGCAATTAAGCTGGATAGTCTGCATAAGTATCGGGGGAGCTTGGCGAAACAATCCCCCGCTTTTATATAAGGAATAAAAATATGAGTAGTACAGAGTTAATACAAACAATCGTGAGCCAGTTCCATAGTCTTTCCAGGTCTGAAAAGCTAGAACTTATTGATATATTGATGCGTCATGTTGCACATGAGGTTAAACAAGAAGACCTAGATAATTCTACTAAATAAGTTATAGTTAATTAATGACAGTCAAAGTAGTGCCAATCCAAAGCAAAATGCAAAAGCCAACTCTAGCTGAGGTGGTTTCGCGTTTAGAGAATCTTTTTAACAATTACACACTAAGAGGCGAGGATAAGTTAAGCGTTGTTTTAACTTCATTGAGCTATTGTGTGTGGAGTCTACAGAAGCTTGTAGAAGATGATGATGATAAACTGCTGCATTTAGTGGATGAGATCCTCAATCAGTATGTAGAACTGGGTGAAACTGTCATAGAATTTACGCCAGATAATGACTAATCTATTATTGTCTTATTATTGTCATAAATGTATGACGCAAGAAAACATGATAAGAATGCGGGTTTGACGATTATTTTATTTTTTTCATTTTTGTCACAGGAAAGAAGGAAATATAGATAAATAAATAATAAATATCTTGACGAAGTAATTTGTTGTAAGGTATCCTCTCAATACACTTTAGGGTAAAGTGGGGGTAGGTATTATTATTTCCCTCACTCTAATATGCTTAAAACAATATGGGTTATAGAAAAAATAAATTAGAATATGAACCTATCCTTTCTCCAGAAGAAGAAGCTCCCATTGAATTCGCTAATCTAGACAATTCACTCAATCGCAGACAAAGAAACTTTATTTGGCAAGCTGTCAATAATCCTCGGCTATCTCTCGTAGAATGCGCACATAAGGCTGGGTATAAAGATGCTCGTCAATCTGCTAATAAGCTCATGAATCATCCAACTATTCGTAAAGAATATAACTATCTGATGAATGAAGCTAAGAAAAAGTATGAGTTAAATTATGATAGAGCTGTCCAGGATCTATATGATATTAGAGACAAGGCCCTCGAAGCGGGGTCCTTTAACGCTGCCATATCGGCACAAAATAGTTTGTTAAAGGTCGGGGGTCTTGTAGTGGATAGAAAAGAAGTTATGTTCGGGAAGGTGGATCAAATGAGTCGGGAAGAAGTAGAGAAACGCCTGGAGCAGCTGATGGGGAATGTGGTCTTAGCCAATAAAACTGACGGTCTTTTGGATCCAGGCGAGCTGGAAGATGAAGCTGATAGTTTGGAAAGGTTGGAACAAGAAGATCTAAAACAGGAAGTAATAGATCAAGCTACGGATTTAGAGGAAGAAGAGAGTTTTGATTAGTTCTGGTTAGGTCTGTCCAAAATAAATACAAGGATGTATAAGAATAGTGCTAGGTAAAATAAGAAACTCATGAGAGTGTGGCACTCATAAGATACATACTTTTAGGAGAGTAGAAGATATATTGAATCAAATCAAACAAGTAC